TTACTTTTCGTTGTGTATTTTCCAATATTCAATAGCTTGTGATAAATAATAAAAATACGTTTCTTTTAACGGTAGATTATTGTTTTGGTCTTTAATCTGCAATAGGAGTTTTTTTGCCATTTCATAAATATCATTCAATTCTTTTGTTTGAGTTAATGAGTAATATTTAGAATCCATTACTAATATCCTCCTAACACTTTTTTTGTTCTCTAACGTAATTGTTTACATGTATTTAGTTAATACTGATCTGCAGATAATGCTCCTTCTATCATTCTATTTTCTACTTCTTCCACATGTTCAATTATCGCTTCATCAGAAGCCCCTGGGCTCTTTCCAATTAGCTTTACATAATCTTCGGCACAGATAAGACTTACTTTACCGAAAAGCTCAATCTCGTAAACTTTGCCACCTTTATTGCATAAGTCACATGCAGTAGCAATGCGCATATTCAACGTGCCATCAGAAAGTCCCCAAACTTCAACTTTTGTATCTTCCTTGATACCGCAAAATTCTAGCATATCGTTTGGAATGCTCACGGTGACTTGATTTTCACCTTTCTTCAAATCAACTACTCTACCTAAGAATGGTGACTGTTCATTAGGTGGCATTGGACGCATAAATTTGTCTGGATTCATACTTATCTCCCTCTCTATGTTCTAGAAGTCATTTTTGTGAAATCAACATAATTCCATCTACCATCATGGAAATACCACCCTAAACCTAAGCTACCATTTGTATAATGAATAGAACCTGCATTAGCACCAAAGTATCCACCACATACGTTAATCCCATTACATTCAATTGATTGTGTCGTTGCAACAGGATCTTTTGATTCAATCCGAAATCTATTTTCATTGTTGTAAATGTGACCGATGTAACTTCTACGTTCTCCACCGCCACGGGGATAAAAACTGAGTCCTGCACGATCGCTTCCAACGAGTGCCATCATTTCGCCATTGCTTATGATTTCAAGTGGCGCATTCATATAGTTCCATTTGTTCACATGATTGTGATAAATAACATTATCTTTTGTACCAAGTGCAATTGTAGAAAAAGGCAGTGTTCCGTTTACGAGTTGTCCATGTGTTGTATCCCAGTTATAAACGGAAGGAACGTCACCTTCCACCAACTGAACACCTGATACAGCAATTGCTTGCATATTATTTAAGAGCCCCTCGCCAAATAAATCAATATAAACATAACCATTTCCTTCTACATAGTTGCTCGGAACAGTGAAGGTTAAAGCGTATCTTACTATTTTTCCAGTTTGAATGCTTGGTGCATCGTAAGTTTTTGATGCTCGTCCAAGCTCCACAGGAGTGTCACCGTTATATTTACCAAATATCGCCCTCATGATTGGTTTATTCGTAATGTTTACACGATTATCATTGGTAGTTGCTCTGAAATGAGCCGACAATGTGTATTTCTTACCTGGTTTTCCCCCTTCAAATAATGTAAATCGAATCCAGTTTCCTAAATCTATCCGCATCGGATTAACCATTGGCTCATAATTATTAACCACTGGTTTCTCAATATATGGACTAGACATAATTGTCCATGTAGGACTGTATTCGATCTTCAAAAAATTATTATTAACAGTAGTAAAAGAAATGTGTGAAAAGTCATGATCTGGAATGAGATTCGTTCTTGGTGTTACTGAAAATTTCTGCCCGCGCTCATCTTCAAAAAAGAAGTCAGCCATTTTTGCTGTAATACCATTCTTATCGATCGTAACTTTCCCATTTTCGATTTTAATTACATCTGCATTAATACCTGTTGCTGTTAGCCATTTCACAACTGTATCTGCATTTATATCTAGCTTTGAAACACTAATAGAAATCTTTTCGGCTGTCTGGTTAATAGCAGAAATGATGTCACCCTTTTTAACTTGCGCTAGAATACCTGTATCAAGAACCTGAAGCTTAGAGCTTGTTTCTTTTACGTAAGCATTATATGTGTCGTTTACAAAGGTTTCATGCTTTCTAGAAATAATTGAAACGCCTTCTACATTTGCTGTGATACTTCTTTCTAACTCTGTCACTTTCTGATTGTATTTATCGGTAGCTACTTTATTAGCAATATCTTCAATCATTTTATCAGCATCAATTTGATCTTTCGGATGTAACCAAAATTCAGTAACCACTTTACCACGCTGTAACATTGGCAGGGCAGCTCGTATACGTCCGTTTCTTTGAACATAATAGCGCCATCTAACCCACTCTTCATTGGCTGCAACCTTTGAAACCATCGTCATTCTTGCCCAATCACCTTGTTTAGCCCATTGGATTTCTACACGTTGTGTTCTCATTCTAGTTCCTTTGGTAGCATTCCAGAACTCAATTTCCATCCAAGCTTTTTGATCCAGTGAAGCTATATTGTCAGTAACAAACCAACCTGAAGAAATAAGATCCTCACCATTTGTAACTGATATAAATTCAGAAGCAGTACCAGACCAGTGATCGCTAGTCTTTCCTGAGTAATCACTCCAGAAAGTTGCGTATCCTTTGTATTTTGAACCTGGCTGAACGACGGTACCTTGGTTAATTGACCAATACTTGTTACCTAATTCAAGACCTGCGTTTCTGATTTCGTTGATAGATCCAATACCGCCCACATAGTTCTCAACATCTTTCATTTTCACTGTCAAATCAAGTGCATCAGAATGTTGTTTGATTGTAGATTGTGTTTCAGAAATTTGTTTACCTTGTGTCGTTTGTGTTTCTTGTAACTTACTAACGTTTTGAGTAATTCCATCGGCATTTTTTTCTACATCCGTAACACGTTTATCAAATCCAGTTTGTTTTTGTTCAACCTTCGTTATGTTTTCTTTAATGCCGTCCACACTTTTTACAATCTCGGTTGTTTTCTTGGTGAAGTCATCAGTTGATACTTGGTCTTCTGGCGCTGGTTGATGAGAAGAAGGAATAGTACCAATCTCAATCTGAAGATTTCTAAATTTAACAGTGCCCGATACGCTCCTAAATAAAGCTGTGACTGTTAATTCAGCAATTTCTTTATCCTCAATCAATGGTGATACTTTATGATACCTACGATATGGATTTGTACCAGCAAGCACTATTTTCCCATAACACGCTTCAAACCAGCTTGTCTTTCCATCTTTGTATACAACCCGAAGCTCTATACCAACACTATTGTTACTTGCAGTACCGTGTACTAAATCCTTCGTTTCAGCATCGAAACTTAAAACAATCGGTTTTCCTCTGAAATCAGTTTTAGCTAAATCAGAAACAGCATAAGTTTTCCCCTTCGTTTGGGTAACGGCGGTATTTACTAATTCAGATTCAACAGTACTTTGTAAGATGTAATTTCGAGTACCGACACTAAGATTGTTAGTTTTCTTTTCCACACTCTCTAACTTCTCGCTGATTTTCCCTGCTTCTTCTTTAATTTCAGTTGTGGTTTTCTTTAAATTGTTTGTTGTTTGCTTCACATCAGAAATAATCTGTTTTGTACCTTCAACAGTATCTTCCACAGTATTCAATTTATTAGTAAATTCACCGTCTTTTTTTGTTAACAATTCAATAGATTTAGTAAAACTTTCATTGGTTTGTTTCATTTCAGAGACAGTTTTATTCATTTCACCTTGAGAGTTTTGTACATTTTTAATAGTTAGAGAAACCTCTTGGAGATTTTCTGTTACTTCTTTGAATTGACCAGAAGTTTCTTTTTGAGCATCTGCCATCTTTTTATTTAATTCTGCTTTTGTGGATTCAATATCTATATTCACCTGTTCCAATGTTTCTTTCTTAACGGATTCCACATCAGGAACAACAGGATCCCATTTGCCATCCTTCCACAATTTCAGAATACCAGGCTTACCTCTGCTGATATCTTGCCACAACGTTTTTCTATCCTTTAAGTTTGCTGATGGTGGATTTACGCCTTCAATAATATCAACGGTATTATTCTTCAAGTTTTCAGCCACTTGTTCAGCAATTTTCTTTGCTGCTTCCGATTCTTTTCGAATGACTTCTGTTTCTTTAACGTTTTCTTGAAGCTTTTTATCTAACGTATCTAGTAATTCTTTAGATGCTTTATTTGATAAGTTACCCATGATTTGTGCGTATAACCTATCGATCAGGCTTCGTGTATCTTTAATTTCACGATAATTACCAAAGATATATTTATCTTTCGATGGATCAGTGTCACATTCATCTGCTGCTATTAATCTAGCTTCTAAGAAAAGTGGTGGACTAAACCCTGTATCTTTTATTCGTACCGTATCTCCTTTACGAACCGATTCATGGGATAAACCAAACACTTTTTCAAGCGCTACTGCACTTACTTCATATGAAGTAGAACTATCAATTCGCTTCTTTAATTCTGCTTCGGTTAATTGTTTGAGTTGTTCCTTCGTCATATCTTGATTTTCTGTTTGCGGTGAATAAATATCAAATAAATGCTTGCCATCTTTTGACCAACGTTGCAAGGCATCATTATTTCCTACATAAAGTTTGCCATTGTTTATATCTTCAAATGTGAGAAATTCACCAGTTTCACTATTTTGTGGACCAACACCTACAAGAGCGGTTACTACATCTTGGCTACTCTCAATCCGTCGAATGCCTTGTACATCTTTTCCTAACAAGAATTCTTTTCCGTTGTCACGTCCTACTTTTTTTATTAAATCTACATACCGACCGACAATAAAAGATCCCATTATCACTGTTCTAAAACGAATCTCAAGTTCAAACGTAGATGCGATTTGTTTTAAGAGGTCAAGCGGATTTGTAAAATCCTTAATATGAATGGTACGTATACCAACAAACTCAGTAATCCCACGTTTCCACTCTGTACCTTGTAAAGCAAAGTCCGTAGATTCATTGACTGTAGTAGCTTGCAAGGTTTGTGGTTTAATCACAGTCGCTTTCTTTAGCTTTGTATGTTCACCAAGTGCATAAATCTTTTTTGGACGACCTGTTGTATCTTGTTCTACTTCTGTAATAATGTATGAAACAAAAGTACCGTCACGAGTTTGTTTAACGACAAGGTTTTGTTGTATAAGTGATGCCGCTATCTTTGTACCATCAGCTGTGGTGAACTCAAATTTATCTTTGTTATCTTTAAGCTCCCATTGGCGTAAATCATCCCAATAATCCTGTTCTTTGATAACACCTATGATTTGTTCTGTTTTAAAATCCACAATGTGTAATAGATTATTTGCCTTACTCATCTGTAACGCTCCCTATACGTGACATCTACTTGCCCAATGTTGTTTGGGGATATTTCGATTTCATTCTTTCCTTTTTCAATACGTATATAGTCACTCATAAAATCCTTTATATTTATCGCATCTGCTCCGTTAATACGAATACTTGCATCCGATGAATCGATTTCTACAAGATCTCCTTTTTGAACAATATAAGGTATTTGACGTTCTGTATTGCTATTCACTTTTTGTACTTTAATATCGTGTACAGCTGCGATTAATGATGGTGCATCACTAAACGAGCATATATGCACAACAATTTGAGCAACTTTTTTCATAAAGCTATTGCCCGTATCCCACCATTGGGCAAATTTTTCTGTATGGTAATTTCCTTTTTCATCGATTAAAGCAATATCCCCTTGCCAATAGTTTCCCACTCGTGCAATGTGTAGACGTCCATAAAAATCATTCCATGTTGTACGATAATAACCCGTTTCCGCTATAATCAAATGATTGTAGTCACCGTTTCCCGCCATAACTTCACCAAAATTCTCGCTAGAATTTCTATATGCATCAAACATACCTACTTTTCCGACTACAACGCTGTTTTCATCTAATAAATAAAGTTCTACACGTCCCATAGTTGCAGGGTTTAAGTTTCGACATTCAACTATTGCATCAAGTGTGAAATCTTGTAGCGGTCCACCTGTAATACTTCTTTTCACTGCTGGTCCGTGCCAAAATTGCCCTTGACCGTAATCAGATGGCATGATGCGTGCACCATCCGCTATCATTTTCCCTGCTACGATTCCGTAATCTGAAACAAAATCCTTTCCCACTTCCGTCCAACCCACTAGAGAATTCGCTTTATCATGCATAACCAATTCATACCGACTTATTGGCGTTTCATCTATCTTAACTGGGTATCCTATACGAAAATGTTGACCTCCATTTTTATTTATAATATCGATGAATGTGGACGGATTCTCTACCTGTATCTTGAATTTCGGTTCTGAAAATACACTTCCCTCATTCAAAGCATCCATTTTAATAATATTATTTGATTCTAGCTTTGCTTTTGCATTTCGAATTGGTCCTAATTTATAAGGCATTGGACAAATAAATTTAAGCGTTCCTATTCCAAGTGTTACAAATTCATCCGGATCAAAGCTATCATCCACAATTGCTAAATACGTTCTGTTTGGTTCTACATCAAAAATAAGTTCTGTGGGTTGATCTGTTATTAGCCAACTTGCAATTTCCTCTTTCAGCTTTTCCAAGTTAGATCCATCAGGTACTATAATTCCTACCGGAATAGATAAAACACGCATCTCTGTTTGGGTGTTTAACAGCCTTGCGCCTGGATATCCTGGAACGTTTAGAAAATTTCGTTTCAATGGTGCCCAAGTAGGCCTTTTCCATCCTTTTTCAATTTGGACATATTTTTTACGTTCATTGTTAAATGTAAAAGAACTCACTTTAACACCCCATTTCTCTATAAAATAAAAGAAACCCAAACCTAAAAGGCTGAGTCTCTTTGTTTTTCTCTTTCTTGGTACTCGGTTGTATATCGATACGTACCACGCGCCACATCTCGTCCCTCTATAACAACAGGAACTTCAACAACTAAATCACCACCAAGCATCGGAATTGCTCCGTCACCAGATGGTCCAAGTGAGTTATTAAATACTTGATTTGATACACTGCTTGTCATAGCTTGTCTACTATTTGACATACTTCCATACACACCACTCATAACAGACTTTAAACCCGATAATTGGCTCATAGAACTAGCCATCATGCGACTCATATCACCCATTAATTGATTCATAGTCCCAGTAATACCGAGTGATTTTTCTTTCGATGATAAAGGTGTAACTGTGATTGAATTACCCTTCTTCGTAAATAACTCTGGTCCGGCTTCTCCTGTGATAAATGAACCATCACCTACAGGCTTTCCTCCTTTAGCAAGCATTGGTACATGAGGAATAGTTGGTGCACTAACACCTGGTATATTATTTAATAATTCTGCTGGTGTGTTAAAACCGTCTATGAACTTATTTATGATACGAATAATTCCATTAATCGCTGTTTTAATACCGCTTTTAATTCCATCCCATACACCTAATACAGCTGATTTCATTCCTTCAAAAGCTCCACTAACAGCACTTGTTACCCAACGAACAGGAGTCATAATTGCATCTTTCAGTCCATTCCAGACAGAAGATGCGGTTGACTTTATACCTTCCCAAATGTTTGAGAGTGTTGATTTAATACCATTCCAAATACTACTACTTGTACTACTAATCATATTCCATACAGTTGAAATTGCTTCTTTGATGTTATTAAATACAGAACTTGCTGTGGAAACAATTGAATTCCATAAACTAGAAAGGAAACCTTTAATCGTATTCCATACAGCGCTAGTAGTGGAACTAATCGTATTCCAGGCATTCACAATCCAGTTTTTTATTGCATCAAAAATTGGTGTTACGATAGCGACTAATCCATTCCAGCATGCTTGCAAGAAATTCTTCACTGTATTCCACACCGTCATTGTGGTGGAACTAATAACATCCCATACATTCACAATCCAATTTCTAAGTGTTTCAAAGACAGCTGTCGCAATCGAAACAATGCTATTCCAACAATCTTGAAGAAAAGCAACTATAGCATTCCACACTGTTGTTGCAGCTAAACTAATAGCATCCCACACAGAAACAATAAAACTCTTTATTGATTCAAATATTGGAGTAGCAAAGTATAAAATAGCTGTCCAAACCGCCTTTAAGTATTGCGTAATGAAATTCCATACCGTTTGAATAACTGTGGAAATACCATTCCAAATCATAGAGAAGAAATCAGCAATGCCTTGTAAAATAGGAGTTAGAAAGGCAACTAATCCATTCCAGGTGCTAATGAAAAACTCACTAATTGCTGTCCACACTTCAGAAGTAGTTTGACTAATACCATTCCAAACTTCTGATAATGTCTCAACTACTCCATCCCAAATACCAGTCAAATACTCAACTATTGAATTCCATGTTTCCGTAGTAGTTTCAACAATCGAATTCCATGTTTCAGATAAGGACCCCGTTATTCCATTCCATAGTTCTACTAAAAACTCTTTAATTGAATTCCATACAGAAGCTGTAGATTCACTAATACTTTCCCATGTTTGAGTTGCCCATTGAGATATACCGTCCCATATTCCTATTAGAAATTCTTTAATCGAATTCCATACCTCGATGGTCCATTTCTTGATATCGTCCCAATTTTTATAAATCGCAATACCCAGAGCCGCTATAGCGGCTATAATAACAGGAACAACAGCAACTATCCCGGCTGCTATCCCTGCCCCGACTCCAAAAACACCCATGATCATCATAACTATAGGAGCAAGCGCCATAATCGCACCGGAAATAACACCAATGGCTACAGCGATAGCCGCTAGTGTCGCTGCTAATTCTGGGTTATCAGAAACCCATTCAGCAAATTTAGAAACAAGATCTGCTACCACTAATAAAACTGGTTCAAGAGCCATTTTTAAATCTTCCATGGCTTTTTGAAACTTAACAGCTGGACTTGCATCTATTTTAGAAGTTGCTCCATGTAAATCTTCTACTCCTTTTTTCAAATCAACTTGCTTACCTTCTGCCTTTAGAATCGTATCGATAATTTTCTTTCCTTGGTCTTCCCAAAGGGTACCGAACATCTTCGTGCCAAGCGCATTTCTGTCTGTCGCATTTTCAACACCAGCTAAAGCCTTGGTTGCTTCAAGCATCGCTTTTTGTCCATTTTCACCACCGCCAGCAATTGCTTGTCCCCATTTTTCAAATTGATCGGCTGAAATCTTTGTTTTATCTAAAACCACTTGCATAGACTTATCTACACCGGCACCAAACTCAGCCATTTTGATACGGCCTTCTTTAACACCATCCAATAGGTTGTCTATATTCCAGCTTTTCGTGTCTACACCCGCTGACATAATTCCTTGAACTTCTTTAGCTGTAAATCCAGCTTGAACCATTTGGTCACCATATTCAGCAATAATATCTAATTGTTCTGGTGGAAAACCCGTTTTTAATAAAGTATTAACTAATCCTAAAGCCTCTTCATTAGTAATCCCTAATGTTGCACCAATCTCATTCGCTTCCTGTATAAGCTCATTAAAATCAATCCCTGCATAACTTGAAGCGATAGTTGCCGCTCCTTTAACTACAGCCGCATTCGTTTCATCAGAAGCATCCTTATTTAATGCCCATTGTTTTCGAACACCCTCTAAGGCTTCTTCTGCATCCACACCATAAGTAGTTACGCCCCTTACAGCTTCTTCTACTGATTTTTTCGAAGATTCCGGAACATCAAAAGTGATATCAATCTTTGTTTTTATTTTAGACATGTCCATTGCTTGCTCAACTGCACTTGCAATACCGCCACCGGCTGCTATACCACCTATGACATTTTCTAGTCCTATTTTAAGTCCTTCAAACTTTTCCTCTGTCCTTCCAGCTTCTTGTTGTAAATCTCTTAACTCATTTCGTACTTGTTGTATGGAGTTTCCAGCATCCACAGAGCGAAGCGCACGTTGTAATTTTTCTATATCCGCTTCTGCTCCTAAAGCTTCACGACCAATAAGACCAATTGCCTGTTCTAACTGGCGACTTGTAGCCGACCCACTTTTAATTGCATTTACAAGGCGATTACCTAATGCTCCTGCAAATTCATCAACACTTTTTCCTGTAGCACTAAATAAGGTTTCTAATTGCCTAGTGGAGCTTGCTACACTTTCTTGCTCAGCTTTCATGTTTCCAAGCTTATTTTTCAACCCATCAAGTGATCCTTGTGTAAATTCAATTTCACGCCTAAACGAACGATACTGTTCTTCTGAAATTTTCCCATTTTGAAATTGCTCTTGAACTTGCTGTTCCGCTGCCTTCAATTTATCTAACTTTTGTGTTGTGTTATCAATTTGTTGTGTAAGTAACTGTTGCTTTTGGGCTAACGCTTCAATATTACCCGGATCGAATTTCAACAATCGTTCAACATCTTTTAATTCCTTTGTTAAATCATTACTACGTTTATTAACATCTTTCAAAGCATTTTGAAGACCTGTGGTTTCACCACCAATTTCAATTGTTATTCCTTTAATTCTTCCTCCTGCCATATGTTCACCCCTCTTCCTTAGAAAGCATTAAAGTCTTTTTGAGTTGCTTTTCTTACTTTTTCTTTCTTTGGATTTTCCATCTCAGCGAATTCAGCAATATAATCAAAACAATCACCAATAGTCATTTCTTCTAAATCACCATGTGATAATTTCGCTTTATAACAAAGAGCAAGGAACGTATCGGTTGTTAACTCTTCATCACCGAAAGTCCCTTGCTCTTCATCATTTCCTGTTATTTTTTTTTTGCTCCCATCGTACTTTGAATCAGATCCATGATTTCTGGAATAATTTCAGAAATAGGGAATTCATCAAATCCATCTAGCCATGTAATCGGATCAGCGATTTCAGGGTTTGCTGTTTTTGCATATAACCAAACTAAATCATAAATAACTTCAAAATCTACTTTACTTAAATCAGCATTTGCTAAATCAATAGTAGGTTGTGAACCATCTTGAGGTGTGATTGGTGAAATGATTCCTAATCCAAACATATCCGCAAATAAATCACGTCTAAATTGTGCCTTGTACTTTTTAACTGTTGCCGCTGTACTTTTTAATCGAACTTGTTTTCCATCTATAGTAATTGTCTTTTCCATTTATAATTACGCTCCTTTTGGTGCTGCCGATGTTTTTACATACACTTTTTTGTACCAGTCGTTATAAATTGCTTGTGTTGTTTTAGCAGTCGTTTTCGTTTTAACCATCGGTCTTCCACCAGGTACTAAAACAATTGGACTAGAAACAAACTTCAGTTCATTTGTATTTGGTTCAGCCGAACTTGTTTTTGTTTTAGATGCAAGTGTTGGACGACTTGCTGAACAGTTATACATAACATGACGGGTTGCATTGACATCACCATCAAACTCAAATAATAATGCGAATGGTTTTCCTTTTGCATCAGCCAATTCATTTAATACACCATCTGTTTCATCTAATTCCTCACCAAGTGCATCAATAGCAAATTTTTCTGGGATAGTAGCAATACTTAATGTTCCATCGTAACCTTGGTTATTACTTGCCGCGTAATAAAGCATGTCATCTGCATAGAATTCAATTAAATCACCTCGTGGCTCAAAAGTTAGTTCGACTCCACCAGGTAATGGAATTGGCGTCCCAAATGTAACTAAGAAATCCTTACTATCTAATGGCACGTAATGTACATTTTTTAAACCGAATGTTACCTTGTTTTCATTCATTTACAACAACCTCGTTTCATATATTTTTTGAAATAATTTCTCAGATTCAATAAAAATCCCATACGAGTCATACGGTATTTCATGATCGTCTAAGACCTTTTCAAGCTTGGCTTCCGCAACTAAATCTTTCTTAGTTGTGTAAAGCTCTATATTTAAATCATTTATCTTGTGATACACCTTGTTGTCAGCCATGAGATTCGCTGAACCGTCCACAAGAAAACAAATATACGGTAGCGCCGGAACCGGATTAGTAGGTGTTGCTGTGAAATGCGAATAAGCCACAGGATAACCTGTAGCTTCAAGAATTTTTATTAATTCACTTAACGTCATTGTTGAACCGCCCTTTCAATACGTTTTGGCAATTCATCAATTACAAACTCTTCAACTGGACGAATATGCACTTTCTCTGGTACTCGGCCACCACCAGCTTTCGCATGTCCTTTTTCTAAAAGATGTGTTAATTGTCCTTTTGTATTATGAAGAACAACACCCTTCCCTTCTTTTTTCTTACGCCACCCTTTACGATAACCACCCGTTTTTTTAGGACTACCTTGCTTTAATTTACCTACAGCAATATCTCCCACTTCATCAATTTCATTTTCTAAGTTTTCTTCCACAACATTCGCATATCTTTGTAATTCTCTAGCAATTTCATTTGATAAGCCATCAATATTAGCCACCAATATTCACCTCACAATATAATTCTGTGAAGCCATCTGATCTCATAAAGGAACGATAAATATTGTATTTTGTTTCCTCATATTTTACCTTACCTTCCTTGTCATGCTCATCAGATTCAACAATCAGCATAATTTGCGGTTTACGATTAAGCTGTCCTGCTGAATAAAATTCAGATTGACTAATGCTTAGTTCCGCACAAAAAATCTGTCTTTCTGTTTCATTTGTACCAATTTCTTGTCCTAGTTCATCTTTTTCGGTTTCAACGGAAATCAAAAAGCACACATCATCCAGTGATATGCGCTTTGAATTCCCTACACTTGATTTAAGTGACGGCATTTGTAATCCCTGCCTTCTTAATAACCCTATTATTAATCCTAAACTGTAAATTTCGAGATAAAGGCGTATCTTCTTGGCGGTTACGGTATGACCATGCTGCATAATCAATTGTAAGCATTTGGTCATCGATACTTTCAAAATCTAATACAACTCCGGTTCTCTCAATCTCATTTTTTGAACCCACTAATATATTATTAAAATAAGCATCCCTCAAATTATGAGTGATGCCTAAATCAAGTTTTAATAAATTTAATAGATTATCTTTTGTTTGTTCATTCATTGCCTTCTAATTCCTTGATTAAAGGCGCACTTCTTAAATTGTCATTTCCAGAAAGTTCTTCCACTCGCTCTTTCTTATTTCGTCCCTTACGAGGGTATTGGTTTCCCTTACGATATACGTGATTATCATCTTGCAAGTCCGTAAAATCTTCTAAGACTACATACTTAACCATTCATAATCACCCTTTCTTTATGCTCCAGCTGGTGGAGTTGCTGCTGGTGTAAATGTAATATAATAACCTGCTTTTTTATCAACTGCTTTAGCATCAAAACGTACAAAACCTGCTAATAATTGACCGTAAATGTCATTATCAACCCACTTAACTGAAGCTTGCTTACGATTGAATAAAGTACAGAATTCTTTTGCATCACCAACGAAACCTACTAAATCACCCGCCTTAGTTCCGATGATATCATCATCTAACACAACAACTTCTTTACCTTTAATGCGTTTACCAGAAGCAACAGTAATATCATCTTGTAATAAATAACGACCGTTTTTATCCTTCAATAAATCTAATTCATTAAATAGCGAAGATGATACATAGAATTTCACGTTATATACCTGTTTAAATCCTGTATTTAGTAACGTTACAATTCCATCTAAACCAGTGACAGCTTTAGCCGTAGCTGATTTGAAAATAGCTGCAATTTTAGTGTTTTTTGTATTTAAATCTTGATCTTTAATATCTTCAGCAATTAACCCTGTGATATCATAATCCGCATCATCAATAGCTTCTTGAGATACTGGAATATAGCCACGGTAAGTTTCAATATCATAATTAACTTCTGTAAATGTTGGATGAGCAAGTTCGGGATTTTTCGCAAGTTCCGCAACAGAAGCCATTTTTCCATTTGATTTGTGGATTACAGGATACTTACCCGAACCACGGTTAACTGGAACTGTACGAACATATTGTGTTAAATCAACTGTATCAACCAATTCCTTTTGTGGCTTTAATAATTCTTCTGGAATTAATGCTCCACCTTCCACAGATGTGAACCCTGCTCTTGTTTGGTCTTTAGTACGTACATAAGCATTAATTGCTTCACGTGTTTCAGTATGTTTTGGCATATTACGTTTCGCTCCTTTATCTGGTGATCTACGATTAGATGCTTCTAATTCTTTTTCAAGTTCTTCAATTTCTTCGGTTAACTTTGTTTTTTCCTCTTCAGAAGTGGTAATAGCATCATCATTTTCTTTGACGCTCGCTTCAATTGCTGTTAAATCTTCCTCATTTTCAATTCCATCAATGGAAGCTTCTAACTCACTACGTTTTGCAAGTAATTCGGTTAGTTTCCCCTCCACAGTTGTTAGAGAATTACGCTTCATATTTAACTTAGCACCAATTAATACTGGATTAGGCATTTGTTAATCGCTCCTTTAATTGTTTTTTTCTTTGTTCTAACCTTTGTTTCTTAATAGTCTCAACGTCTTTTTGTCGGGCCATAATATCCGTTTGTGGATATGCCGGAAATGCTGTAATGGAAACCTCATGTAATTCAGCTTCAGTGATTCTCCATTTCATCGTTCCATCATCACGTGTAATTTGCTCTTCCTTTGTTGGATAAAAACCAAATGAACAACCACGCACTTTTCCAGTCTGTACTTTACGATAGGCACTCTTTGCATTTGGATCTTCTAAGTCAATAATTGCTTTACCCCATAAACCGTGATTATCGGACTTCAGTTCAAGTGTGTTACTACCAAAACTAGCTAAAACCATTCTTGAATCGTGATTATCCAGGCACATAATGTCAGTGCTACGTAAACTATTTTCAAATGCTCCAGGAGCAACTTCTTCAAACGCTCCCGGCCATAATTCAGTTTCTTGATTATAGACAACGAAATAACCCTCAATTACTGCCTCATTTTCGTTTTCACTATCTCTAGTTTTTAATTCTGACGTAAAGTGCATATGACGTTTATTCATCGTTCTCACCTCCCTTCAGTTTGTTTTGGCTACCAATCTTATTAGCTGGAATATAGTTTTCTAAGATGATGAGCTCTTGCATCTCAGCATCAGGATCTAAGCCAACCCAATCACGCAACTCATTTCTTCTCATTGCGTTTCGGTCAACCATTTGTGTTCCGGCTTCCACCATTTCGCTTAAATTGTAAGAATACAAGCTTCGCGGATTTAAACGAAAAAACCAATTCGAACTAAGTAGCAAATCACGTGTTAATGTTTGAGCTATGACTTGTCCTATCGAAAAAATGCGAGTATTAATGAAGTTGTTGTATTCTTCTTTGTTAAACTCACCAACACCTAAGAAAAAAGCCGGAATCCCAAAGAGTCCAGCAACAGTTTTCTTATCTAATTCAACACCTTCATTAATGGCAATATCCTTTAGTGATAATGGTTTAACTTGTTCAACATTTATTAAATTAGCTGGAATAATCCAAGGCTTTCCACCTTCTGTTTCCGAAAAATATTTTTCCATGATGCTATCTCGTCCTGCTTTGCTCGACAACTCTTCTGTCATAGCATCCACAGAAATGATAAGTGATGGCATATATTTGCCACTCATAAAGTTATTTTTCGTTTTAGTAGCTTGATTTAAGTTTTTCACGATTTCTTTAAGAGCCACCCGATATCCCGTGCCACGATACGGATAATTTGGATGAGGATTAATTACAAAATGAATTACCTCGTCTGGCGTGTATGTTATGCCGTTGAAGTTGATGAGGTAGTTGCCCTCCACATCCTCATAGCTCACAGCTTGCATTTGAAATGGTGTTAAATCATCAATGTAAGTCGTTTTTGGATCCATCCCAATATGGACGATAGAATTACCATCACCATAAAGTAATAAGTCACTAACAATCTTATAAACCCAACTTTTACGTGTCATATTTCGATGCGGTTCAATGTCTATCTTTCGTGACAACTGATTTCGCAAGCGTTTGTCGCCTTCATCTGTATTTTCCATGAGATGAATGGTCATATTTGAAACTAAATCAGCAACTTTATCTACAGCAATTAAAACGTCTGGATTGTCTGAAAGCCTTGTATAACCAACCGTTTCAACATTACCAACCGCAATTGGAATTGTAACGGCTGAACGTGTTTTTTTCTTTCTCCAAAACGCCAAAGTTCACACCTCCTTTCTATAATTAATTACTTAACCATGTTGAAGCATCGACAGCCTTTTCAAAGTTTTCAAGCATACGAATTGCACCAAAAACAGCCGCATCAAAGATATCAATGCGTTGGTTTGGCATAACCTTTTCGTATTGGATCATGTCATCAGTTTTTTCTATTGCTGCAACGTTTTGTACACAATATTCAAAAGCATGCGAATGTAAATAATAAAACTGGCCATCCTTCGTTTTCTTCTCAATACGTCTGAACCCCTCAGATTTTTTGTGGAAATATTGCGGTTGGTCAACCATAGGAAAACCTTTCTTTTTCATTTCAAGGAAAAATTCACGACTGAACTTCCTATCAAAACCAACTTGCTTAATTTTGAATCCTTTTTTCTTCATAGCTATAAACCAATTCACAATATCAGAATGATTTACAGTTGGTGTATTACACATTGTCAACCAACCATCATCTTTCCAACCAAATAGAGGGATATTGTCTTCTTCTGCCTTTTGCGTAGCTGCTACAATTGGAAACCAAGCATGAGGAATAACAATATCTATGCCTTTATAATTTCCATACAAAGCCGCTGCTGTTAAATCGTGCATCTTCGAAAGATCGGCACCGCCAAACCAATCAATTTTCAATTTAGCTAACTCTTCAAGTGTCCATTTATGCTTTCTATCAGAAGCTTTAAATTCATCCAAGTTGAAATAAGCACGAATTGCTGAAGTATAAATGTTTAATGATTTCGCTAGAAAATCTTTTCTTTGCTGCGGATCATTCTGCGCTTGTAAAGCATCGTTTAAAATATCATCGGGACGAATCGAGATACCATATGCAGGATTTGCTTTTTGATGTTCGATTGGGTTTGTATAGTCTACATTCCCTTTCTCATCCTCATCAGCCTTTGCAATAAACACAAAATAAGCCTCGTCCTTCACAGTGCCATCGAGTATCTTTTTGCAATACTGTAGGCGCTGATAACAGAAGCTTGTCATGTTATCTCCAGCGGTTGTAATACCAATCATTAACTTATTTGTGTAAGCTTTCATGGCTTCTTTGATAATATTGTATTGTTTTGGTGATTTATAAGCATGTAATTCATCTGCAATCCCAATGTTACAGTTTAATGAGTCCTGTTTATCAGGATTGGCTGCTAATGCTTGAATGAAGATAGAACCGTCACCTAAATCACCAGAGATAGAATGTTCCTGGTTATTATCAATAACTCGAAAATTTTCTTTCTCACCCATTTGACCAAGGTTGAAATTAATGAAATTAAAGCTCTCAAGCGATTGTTTTAACGCTGCTGAAGTAATATAAACTTTACTTCCAGATTTTCGGTGTAAAAGCCCCAATGCCCAAGCAAGCGCTGCGGCAAAAGAAGTTTTTATATTTTTCCTTGGAATATAAATAAACGCTTCTTTAAAGCGCCTAATCTTCTTGCCTTTATGATAAAAGCCTAATAAGTTATAAACCTGGTATTTATGAAATGGTTCCAATAAAAAAGGCGTACCCCTTAGTGGAGTTCCGTCTAATTTTTCGCCTTGAGCATGTACAAATGTTTTTTCAATGATTGCTATAACAAATTCAGCATCTTTAGGATTGAAATCATAATCCGGATTTTCTAAATCTCTTAAAAAACGCTCACAACCTTGTATTTGCTCTTTATTTGCTAGTTTTCTACCTTCCACAATTGAAGCTGCATATTCCATAACTAAGTCATAATTTTCATATTTACTCATGAACTATCACTCAATGCTTGTACTAATTTTGATTTTGGTTTTTCAGTTTCTTTTTTACGAACTGGCACTTCTGGGCGTTTTATTCGTTCATACGTTTTCGGGTTCAAACATAGTAAATTCGAATAGTTGGCCAGGTCTTTCCGCAAGGCTTCCATAGCTGTGTAGATTGGGGTTTTTCTTTCATTCGTAGCCCCGGCTTTATTTGTATATGAATCTGTTATTTTAAATCCGGTCTCTTCAAATTGTCGTTCGAAAGCTTGATATTGAGCTAACATACCAACATAAATATTAATTGTGTGTTCAAAATCATCCCGGTAAACACCCAAATGCTTCATATTAGCAATCACAGTTTCTTTCAATTTCATTTTTTCTTTTTGGTCCATCCGGGCACCACACCCCCTTTCTAAAAAAATATGGTCGCTCTATTGGAAAAACCTCCCCCTCTCGGTCCCCAATAGACTGTTTTATTTATTTTTTAAGTGGGGGGATTGTTTTTTAATTAAATCTCTCTTCTGTAATTGTTTTTCCGACAACAAATTTATCAGAGTCCTCAATATGTTTTATTGTCATATTGTGCTTACCTTCCTTTTCGAATTCATCTGTTGTCCATTCATAATTGATTACTACTTTACCTTTTATATCTTTACCTTTATAAGTGACAGAAGGAACACTACCCATGTCTTGTACTTTAATGATTAACAAGGAATCGTTTTGCATGTGTACAGACTGATGATTTGTATTGGCTATAGACAATACTCGCTCTACATCACATGAACAAACCCCCATCTCTTTACTATGATATTCATGAAGCAAATCCTTTAACAACTCTACCTGTCTTTCCGTTAATAAATTACCATTACTACATCCCATTCTCCCTCATCCTTTACACACGTTCTATCCATTGCTTACCTAACTCTGTTAACTCATCACTGATACGATCATGCATCTTATCGTGACATCTTCCACACAGGCTAACCAGATTATCTGTTGTGAGTCTTAGCTCCGGTCTATTCCTTAATGGATGGATATGATGTACTGTAGTTGCTTCTTTGTTCTTGCCGTACCGTTTACACTCCTGGCATTGGTATGTATCACGCTTTAATACATTGATTCTCTTGTTCTTCCATCGTTTTGTTTTATAGAAGTTAGTCAATGTTTCTCACTCCTTATCGCAAACCCTGTTTTCATTTGTACTTATAATAGCTTGATTACCTACAACTGTAGCTGTAGTTGTATATTCACCTGTGCCTACCATCTTACCGCCCTTGTTATGGCAATCTTTAATCTCCATATAATACAAAACACAAACAATGATTATCAGTGCAAAGCATATAACAATAATTGAGATGACTGCTTTTTCTATCCAATCCATTCCATCACCCCTTATCCATAATAAAAAGCACCCATTATGGATGCTTTATCATTAAATTAAATGTAATTTTATTAACACTATCATCTACATCTGCAATATAATTATTTAACTTTCTTTGTATTCTTATAGCTTTATTAGGTGTGTTATATCCAATTTCCCTAATATACTCTAATAGTACCTTTTCTAAACTCCTCCCTACACGCTCTTCCATCGAGCCATTATATAGGAGCGCATAGCTAATACCATCACCACTTGCTTGAACTCTGTCAATCTCAGTATCTTCCTGGTTAGAAAGTTTATATATAACTAATTTCTCATCCTCATTCACCCCACCTACACTGAGTAAACTCTTTCCTAATTCAAATGGCAACTTAGATATAGACTCTTTCATTCCTGAGACAATTTGTTCTAGATTATGCCCTTTTTCTTTAAAAGGAAGATCCTCCAATAATAACTCACACCATCCTTTTGAACCTGCGAAAGCAATATATTGATTTGGTGATATTTTTTTGAATTTCTTATAGTCCTTTTGAATAATTGTTTTATCAGACTCGTTAGTCACTTGCCCATCAGATACAACCGTTAAAAATTTTTCAGTTTGTATAACAGATACAAAGCTCATTTCTCCACTCCTTTTTCCTTAATATAACAATCATATCTTAAATCAAGGAATAAAAAAATGTACATATAAGAAAAGAGCAACCGTGTACCATTTGCCCTTTCGTCGATTTCTTATGTTATTACTATAAATCATATTTTCAAGAGTTAACATTCATAAAACTGGGTGTCAGTAAAGTGCAAGTTCTTCAGCGAACTTTATTCTTCTTATTATCTCGGCATGTTTCTTATAGATATAACTAGAACTGTAATTCATATCCTCAGCTATTTCTTCTAAGGTCATTCCGTCCACATACTTCATTTTTAATATTCGATTGTCCAAACCCCTAAACTTACTAATTAAGTTTTTTAGTTTATACATATCATTCATTTCATTTGCTAATTCATATTCAATTGCTTCAATACGTTCTTCCACTTTTGCACCTTCCGATTCAGCGGTTAAACGTACCTCTCGCAAATCACCACTGACCCAGCGTTTTAATTCAGCTTTTGTTTTATCTAAGTTGTAATCTAAGTACTCAATGTTTTCTTCTAATTTCTGATAGTCTTTCAGCCAGTCATACAAATGATGATTCACCTACTTTCTTTGGTTCCTGCACAATTCTTTTACTCGCCATGCATTTTCAAATAGTTTTGAGCAAATCTTAATTGTTGGGCAATATATGGATCGTTCTCTCCTCCACCACTCGCTAACCAGTCTCTTACTCGATCATTGATATCTCGTAACACTGGATAAGGTAATTCAGATGATATTTCAACAATTTTTTCTAAATAAGTCACTTTATCATCCCTCATTTCTTCTATGAAACTCTAAATCTCATAAAACATGTTTATTTTCCTTTCTCAGATGTTTTATCATCTTCATAACCGAATGTATTAAGAAAGAAAAACAACATAGTTTTTTCTTAATCTGAAAAGCCATTTTTTTAGCAAAATTAATTTTTATAATAATTTCTCAGCAATTGCATGAATTACATTAACTGTGACAGAATTTCCAGCTTGCTTATACAATTGCGAGTCTGAATTAACTTCTCTTGCTCGATCAAATGCCCAATCTGGAAATCCTTGTAATCTCCAACATTCCCTTGGTGTTAATTTCCGAATACGATAAGGTGGTTTGTTTTCGATTGTTGCTTGATTACAAGATGTATCCAATGTTTGAGAAATTCCTTTTCCGACTCTTCCGCGCCTCGTTTTACTGTTAGGAACAGAGAAATTAATACTATCCCCGATTCTGGCTACAGCATACCCTTGTTTTGTCGCCTCTTTTATATGGACAATTTTTTCAGACGTTCCTCTTTGCTTCCTAATTTCTTCAATATATGTGCCTTCACGCTGACTTCCTGGGTATCTTGTAGTAAGTGTTCCTGTGATGACACGGCCGTCATCAATTTCCGTGCCACATGTTCTGATAGGAAATACTTCTCGTCTACTTCGTCCTCTAAGATGTCCGATAATGAACACCCTCTCACGGTTCTGTGGGACTCCGTAATCTTTGCTGTTAAGTAGCTGCCATTCCGCATCATACCCCAATTCATCAAGCGTAGAGAGGATTGTTCTAAATGTGTTCCCTCCGTCGTGATTGAGTAAACCTTTGACGTTCTCAAGGAATAAATATTGTGGTTGGATTTCTTTGGCGAGTCTAGCAATTTCGAAGAACAAAGTTCCTCTAGTTTCTGCAAATCCCAATCGCTTTCCGGCAATGCTGAAGGCTTGGCAAGGGAATCCACCACAGATAACATCGACTTGTCCTCTAAGTAATCGTAGATCGTCGTTTGTAACAGTTGTAATGTCATGTGCCGTCCACTCTCCTTTTGTATTATGAATTGCTTCGTATGACTTTCTAGCAAACTTGTCTATTTCAACATATCCCAAGCACTTGTGACCTGCCTGTTCCATGCCCATTCTAAAACCGCCTATGCCTGGCAAATAAGTCTATAAAAGTAAGACTCATATCACCACCTCGCTTTCTATTAAAATGAAGTTTTTACTCCGCTACACTTTCACCTTCGATAAGTTTTAACTGACCAGGATTAATTTCAGTTGTTCCATCCTGTTTAATGTTGTATTCCATACCTTCATGCTGTTCTTCATAGAATTCATCAATAGACATTTGCGAGGGTTCAAGAATGATAGAAACATTTTCACCAGCAAATGAATAAAGTTGATTTATTTTGTCTCTCGTATCGCCTTTAATATGTAAATCAATAACTGTTTTCTTGCTATCCCGTTGAATATTTACAAATTCCGCACCGATTGGTTCAATTTCACTCTCTTCCACAGTGAGATGGACAATAGTACCTGGCATCCTTAATAATTCAACAGCATGTGGCAACTCATCGCTTACTACATGGAATTTTAAAACTTCCTTTTTATCGTCCTTTTGCATTTTCTTAAATAAAACGTTCAATTTAATTTTAGTCATGGTTTATTTCTCCTTTAATTGTTTTGCTTTTCATCATATGACGCCCTTTTTCAGATACTCACGAGCCATATATAAGAAATGATGATATATGTAATTACCAGTTGTAGCAGGCTCAATAAATACCGTTGAAAAGCCATATCGCACTTCAAATGTTTTTAAACTACCAAGTAATGCTTCTGGTTTGTATTGACTTATATACTCACCTTTTAATATTTTTTGATAGCCTTTTAAATCTTCCACAAGAAGAACAAATGGATGTTTAGCAGCACGAATTAATTCATTTTCAAATCTCGTACGGTCTTTAATCGATTGAACCAATTCATCTACACCATTTTTCCGTTCTACTCCGGCGCAAAGATAAATATCCCGTGTAATGCCCATCTCAGGATTCTTAGGAATTACTGCTGAATAATCAGCTGTATCAATTTTTCTAAGTCTGAATGGAACATTCTTTTTACGAAAATAATCAAGTACATGTTGGTTTTTTTGTTCCCTTGTATCTACCATGATTTCCATTGTATCCAGTATTTCCTTCAATTCTTTTTCTGAATATCGATAATGAATTGCTGGCATTTATTTCACCTTCCTAAAGTGCAACATTGCACGATTGAATATTTCTTGTGAAAGCTCGTCCGTTAATTTATTTTCATAGTTGGCCACAGATTCTTTTACATACAACCAACCATTAAGTGAGAAATTTAGTGTTAATTCCATAACTAACCTTGCTGCAGCTTCATCATGATTAAACCAATCATTTATTTTCGGATTCATATCTTGTTCAACACCGATAAAAAAATTAATAATTTTATCTATCGTTTGTTTTACAGCATGATCTTGTTCCGAATAATTACCTTGCAAGTACTTAATAATTCGTAGCTTGTATTCTTTAATAACCGTTTCAACTTCAGGAGCAATCTTTTCATGGTTCTCAATATATAAATCATTTCCATCAAGAACGAGCTTTGCTCCCATTGATTGAACATCAGCACATATTTGTTTTGGATGCATATTACACCTCTTTTTTAATGAGTTACTAAATAGTTACTAAGTTATTTAAAAAGTAACTCGCTTAAATCCAGTCGTATCAAGGGTTTAAACGTTATTTAGTTATCAAAGTTACTAAAGTTAACCGTTTTTCTATTAAAGTCCTATATATATATTATTTTTTTATTTATTTATTTTCTTAAGAGCCGATATAGAAAATTCAGTAACTTAAGTAACTATTTATCTACAAACATCGTTATATCAACGTTTATACGAGTTACTAAAAAAAAAAATAAGTAACTCTTTAGTAACTCCGCCTTAAAGTTTTTTCCTATTTATAGGAGTTACCTTGTTTTCATCTTCATTTTCAGTTGAAAATAAATTCGAACCAGCAAGTTTATTTAATGTAATTCCAAGAATAAAGTTTTTATTTCCTGTACCTTTTTCTTTTTTAAACCCGCGAACTTCTAATTGACGATAAAAAGCACGGTTTTTTAATTCCAATTCGTTATTTTGATAACACCATTTTGTATAATTTTCATACAGCGACTTCGCTTCAATTCTCACTGAAGAATTCACTGTACAATTCTCATCAATGAACGGTGCTAATATATCCATATCCTCACGATATTCAGCTGTCGCTGCCTTCACAGCTTCAGGAGCACGTAAACCTTCAGTCTGCCACTTCATGCAGCCTTTCACAGCCCAACGCAAGACACCTGGCATTTCTTTTGCTAATCTATCAGGCAGATCATAATCAATCTTTTCTTTCGGTATCGTTACGGTAAATGGAATAAGCATAATCCTTCTCCAAATCCCTTCATCCGAACCTTTAACAATTGGCTTATGGTTGGTAGTGAAAAACACTTTAAACTCTGGTGTAAATTCAAAGTATTCCTGGCGTAAGAAACGAGCAGACATCTTTTCTCCACCTGTGATTTGTTTAACCAGGGCTTCAGATAATTGTTGTCCCTCTTCACTTTCAACAGCCGATACAAAACGTGCTCCATCAAGTCGAGCAACATCGTTATTAATGCCTGAGTCATTTCTCTTTTTCAAGAAAGTATCACTGTTTGTTTGCCTACCATAATCACCAAGTAAATCTTGAATGATGTTAATAAAAGTAGATTTACCATTTCGTCCATTACCGAATAAGAAAAACATTACTTGTTCTTTTGTTACACCGGTTAATGAATAACCGATTGCTTTTTGTAAATAATTAATAAGCTCATAATCCGCTTCACCAGTATGCGTTTTAAAAATACTTTCCAAGAAAGCTTTCCAGTTTGGACACTCAGCATTTTTGTCATACTTGATTGGAGAAAGCTTTGTTAATAACAAGTCACGATCATGCGGCAATAATTCACCGGTCTTTAAATCAATAACTCCGTTATCACAGTTAAATAGAAAGTTATGAGAATCTAATTCTTTCTTTTTAACAGATACCATTGGTCGCACGTCCAAGATGCTATTTATCCGGATGGACCGTCTTTCACATTTCTTTGCCCAATCATGCAGCAACTTTGACTGATATTTATCTTCTGTAGCTTTAGCTTCTCCATATATGGCTCTAAGTGTTTTGGCCGTGATAGCTTCAATCTGTCGTTTACTATCTTCATGCCAATGCTTACCGTTCCATATAAGCCATTCCAATTCATTACAATAGCGAACATTCTCGCCGTGATAATAAGCGATTCGTTCCGCATTTCCTAACTCAGTTAAATGAAACTTTGGTGCTTCATCGATAATTTCCTCAGTATCTTCAATTGAGTTATCAGAAATATAAACCTCATACTTTTTCTCTTCAGGTGGTTCATAATCAGCTATTGTGGAAGGAGTTGAAAGAATTGCTGTATCAATTGTCATTTGTCCATATGTACGACCATCACTAGAATGTGGTTTATCCCACTTCTCACGAAGTAAGGACGACTCTCTAAACATAGAATCCATCTTTGCAACATCTTTATCCGTCCAGAATGCTAAATGATTACATAAAGCCATATCAGTAGAAGAATGATCACCGTTAATCAACATGCCCTGGAATAAATCTTTAATGGATGCACCGCTTTTACTATCAAACATTCGCTCCCATAATTCTGCATTCGATAAACTAGTGATATCTTCTCGTTCAAATGAAGTAGTACTTTGTTTCTTTTCAGGCTTTGGCTTTTCTTTCAAATACTTCTCAAATAAAACTTTTAATTCATCCGTTCTATCTTCCAAAGGAACTTGATCTAAGCAATCACCGGTGAAAGTGAAATACCGTCCATGTCTGTATACTTCCAAGCCAACATCAACATTTTTCCGTCCTGTACCTGGTCCTTTTAATGGCAGCTTACCTTTTACAATAATGTGGATGCCATCACCACTTGGTGAATATTCTGTGTAGCTATTTACAATTTCAATAACATCCTCAGCTAAACTTGTAAGAGCACCTTCCTGAATACAATGGTCAATATCTATTCCAATGAATGGGTCATCCTTCGAGAACATGAACCCAATTCCGTCATAATCTCCTTGTTCATAGAATTTTATGATTGTCGGAAACGTTGACCAGCTCCGCTTATTATTTGATTGCGCCATTTCCCCATTGATTTGATAAGGAACCTTTGTTTTCTTACCGTTTCTTACTTCTGACCGCCATAAGATCCAATGAGGAGTGTTTTTAAGCTCTGCCGGTATTTGATTAAATTTATATCTCATTTGTTTTTCTCCCTTTGGAAAAGGGAGCCATTAGTAGCTCCCTCCTATTTGAATCTTGTTAATTAATTTTTAGAATGGAACATCCTCATCTGAAACTGTAAATCCAGTACTTGGAGCTGATGCTTCTGATTCTTTAAATCCTTTTACCTCAGGATACTTTTTACCGTTATATTCACGCTCACCTACAATTACACGAAGATGTTTATTTAAAAGCGTATCTGCCCATTCTTTGTAAGAACCAAATTTCATCCCAGTTGGAAAAGCTGCAGCCTTAGAAATCGCTTGTAATCTCCACATTGATTTTTCAGTTACAACAAAGTTATCAAATAAGAGCTTTTGTCCTTGAAATTCTTGGTCCACATCACTTCGAATTTCATAATCTACAACAATCATGTTGTTTCCAGATTCGGCCTTTTTCAATTCATAATTAACAACCGTTACCTCGTATTCTCCTGACTTAACTTGTTCAAATCCTTTAGCTTGTTCGTGATCTACTGTAAACATTATTTTTCCTCCTTGTTGTTAAAAACTTGTAATCTTTCTAATACAACTGATAAATATTTCATATTGAAATCTTCTAATTTTTGATTAGTCTTAAATTCAATTTCAGAAAGCATCTTCGCTGCATCATCACTCGTACTAACAATTTCTTTAATCTGAGCAATAAGTGTATTTCTTTCGTTTTCTTCTTCAGTTTTTACATCAATACCCAACTCAAGCCATTTATACAACTTGCGACCTACTTCAGCAGTAATCTTCTGTGGATGACCTTCAAACAATTGCGTATTATCCTTTGAAGTATCAGCTATATGGTCAATATCGATTACAAAATTAAGCATGAATTCATATTCCATTTCATCTTTTTGCACTGGCTTAGTACCAACTTTACGTGGGGCCATTTTCCCTTTTGCATCGGGCTCAACTACATACTCAGTTTTAGTTCGTAAAGTTGCTAAAATATGAACATTGTTCTGAGTTAACGTTTTTATTAATTTAGTAGTTTCAGATGAAAGCTTGCCCCAGTTTTGAAATGAGTTACCAGACATTTCGCCATGAGTTTCTATAATGCCGCCTTCACCTTGCCAGTTATGTGACAAGGAATCGATGATAAGAACTTCAACACCCGCCTTCTTCATAACTTGAACCGCTTCGTTATATCGTTCAGTTGTGTAAGGTGGAGTGAAATTAATATGAAGGAAATTCCCTATTTTCGTTTCTCCATACACAAGACCTACATGAAGTTTTGAGCGTTCATGCTCCGTATCGATAACACCAATCTTCTTCCACAATTCTTCTTCTGATAAGTTAGGGTATGCTTCTTGCATCATCCCAAAAGCTGTAAGTAATGAACTACCTGTTTTACCTGACCCACTACAACCGATAAAGCCAATTACAGCTTTCATCTTTTCGCGTTTTGCTTCTGTTACTTGGAACATTTAATCACCCCTATTCTTTAGTATCTAATTCTGTAGCTTTATTTTGCAGACTCTCTAACATTTGTGGAATATTAAGCCTTTGAATAATATCAACGGATAACTGTTCTTTTAGATTGTTTTCAAGCGCCTTGACTATTGTTTCTTCTGCATCTTTTCTTGCAGTTTGAATCATCGTGCTAACTTTAGAAGTAAGCTCCTTAGCAAGATAATTTTTAATGAAATACTCACTTATGGATAATTTTCTATCACCTGAATACTTAGCCTCTCGGCCATTTTCATCCAGCGTTTTTTCTGTTAAATACCGTTCATACCTCATTCCAATGAACTCACTAATCGGTATTAATTTCACTTCCGAACCCCAACTGCTTCCCTTATATGGTATTTTTAATTCATCGATTTTCTTTTCCAAAGATCCATGAATAAAATTATCTACAACCTCATTTGCTTTTTCCTCAACTTCACGTTCAATTTTCGCTAACACCTTTTGTTCTGCTTTTTGAATCAATCTATCCTGTAAGCCAGTGATAACTTGACTTTTGATTAAATCATCAAGATTTTCACCTTCCTCCAACCAATCTATATCTAATTCAACTTTTACTTTAGCCATTTTTATTAAACCTCCACACTATAAGAAATAGATTCAGGCTTAACCGTAACCCCTGGAACAATTTGTCCATCCTCATCCACAATTACTTTTTCACCGCTGATTTCTTCAATCTTGAATTTCTTCTTCAAGTCACCCCATTTAACTTCTGTCTTTAGGCAATCATCAAGATGGTTTTCAATAGCGTATTGAAGTACCTGGGCTTTATCTTTTTGCTCTGGCGCTTCACTACTCTTACGAGTTTTAGATTTTCCGTAAGGTGTACTAATTGTTTTCTGCTTTGGATCCGCTGCAAGTTGTTCCGCATGGTAACGTTGGATGTGAGTTTCAAAGAAACTAATGCTATCATGGATAGGCTTTAATTCTTTTTGCTCCCATTGTGCAATACGGTCACGTTCAACATTTGCCAACGTTGTAATTTTCTTTTCTTCCGCTTTAAGTGCAGTTAATTTACGGAATGCCCAATTAAGGCTTTCCAAATCACTAATTTCAAATCGCTTCTCCGCATCTTGTAATTCATCAACTTCCGCTAATTCAATTGCTTGTAATGAGTTCATCTATAAAACCTCCAAATTTATTTTTCATTTCTTGTGCAGAATACAGTGAATAATATGTAAAGCCGCTATTATCAAATGAAACTTCAAATGGATACTCCTTTGATACACGACTCACTATCATAGGACGTACTTCCGCTTCCTGTAGCAAGAATTCAAGCACTTTGCGAGTTACATGTACTTGATTATCACGAACACTTATAATTCCCTTGTCATATGCATTGTGGATGGCTTGTACACTTTCAGTGATTGTTTTAATATCCATCAATAAAACGCTCCTTTACATGAATTCGATTCATGCTATAATGACCTCAACATGTGTTTTTATTGAACCGTCAGCCCCAACTGGCGGTTTCTCCTTTTTATACAGCTCGAAAACATTCAACATTTTGCTGAGCAATTAAATAATTCGTTAGATTTCCTTCAAGTACGGCATCCTGCCCAAACATAAAATACTTATCATCTTGCTTAATTTCGCAACCATAGAAATCTTCAATTGGATAATCGTCTTCCTTAATAGATTGCTTTTCATTAATGTCTTCCACAAATATTGCATCGATATTACTCACACCAATATGGAATGGTACCTTTCCAGTTGCACCTTTATATTCAATTCCTGATAAAAAACCAAAGCTATTTTTAAATGTTTTAAATTGCGCTGCCGTAAAACTAACCTTTGCACCTGATTTAAAAACCAATGTTACTTCCTTCAATTAACTCACCTCCCTTCGAGATGAAACCTTACGGTTCATTTCGTACATCTTGCGCTTTGCTTCAATTTCAGTAATTAACAACATTGCTGGACTCTTTCGCATCTCAGCACATTGCTTACGTACTTGAGATGCTTTCATTAATTTACTTGCTGTGAATACTCCGTTCATGATTGGTCACCTTCCTTATTTGCTAATTCATTAGCTTTACGCTCCTCTTCCAATACACGAGGAACCAATGTCTTCATAAAAAACTCGACCATTTTTAATGCCGTTTCTTCGCTAGGTGGGTTATCTAATATTGTATGTTTCACTTCCTACTTCCTCCGCTCCAAAAACTTCATGTTTCATGAAGTTAGTTGGCAAAAAAATTTCTTCAATTCCTTTTCCAAACTTTTGAGCGATTAAAAACATTTCATTCGCCTTAAATTGAGTAACTCCATGCTCTTTGTTGACGTATGTTCTTTTATCAACTCCTATTAAATCTGCCATATCCTGTTGATTTAACCTATTATACATACGTAACTTTACTAGATTGTCTTGCAATGTTTCCACCTCCTCGCTAACGATTTTCATATTACATGAAGTTTTGACATAATTCAACATATTTTTTTCATGTTTTATGAAATTTATTTTTTATTTTCTTGTTTTATGAAATTTTTAGTTTAAAACTTCATGAAATATGATATAATAGAACCAGAAAGGAGGTGAAACTTCATGAAACAAGATATTTCTAAATATGTCGGTCAACAAATTAAAAACTTTAGAAAACTAAAGAAAATGACACAAAAAGAATTAGGATTACGAATAGGAAAAAAACATAATACAATTTCATCTTATGAAAATGGGACAAACGAACCTGAACAAGATGTGTTATTTGCAATAGCACAAGCATTAGATATATCGATTAATGATTTGTTCCCACCGACGAATGAAGTGTATAAGACAAATACTCCAACTATTTCTTTACTAAGTGAATCTACTTATACTTATGTTCCAACTTCAATTTCAGCTGGTTTACCTCTAGAAATTGACGGAATGACAGAAATGGATTTGGAAACTATACATATTCCCGATGCATTAATGGGGAAATGGGCAGGTAGGGAAGATATTTTTATGACTCGTGTTAATGGTGACTCGATGAATAAAGTTATTCCACATACCTCTTTGATCGCTGTAAAAAAAGTAGTTTTAGAAGAACTTTACGATAATGACATAGTTGTTTTTAGTAACGGCTGCGATTATTCTGTAAAACGTTTCTTTAATGACAAGGAAAATAAACGAGTAATATTCCGACCAGATTCATATGACAATCGTTTCTTTGATTACACAGTTTCTTATGAAGATGCTGCGAATATAAAAATACACGGTAAAGTAGTGATGTACATGGCTACATTAGACTAATACCTAAACCAATTAAATCTTTAGCGCTAAAAATTTAATGGACAGCCTTGCTAGCTGTCCTCTTTTTTTAAAGGAGAGAGAATAGTGACTATTGGAATTTATATAAGAGTAAGTACCGAAGAACAAGTGCGAGATGGTTTCTCTATCTCAGCTCAACGTGAAAAGTTAAAAGCATATTGTGTGGCACAGGACTGGGATAGTTTTAAATTCTATGTGGATGAAGGTGTATCAGCAAAAGATACTAATCGTCCACAATTAAGCATAATGTTAGACCATATTAAAAAAGGATTAATTAATACTGTTTTAGTTTATCGTCTAGATCGTCTAACACGTTCTGTTATGGACCTATACAAACTACTAGATACATTCGATAAATACAATTGTGCTTTTAAATCAGCAACAGAAGTTTATGATACTTCCACGGCTATGGGTAGAATGTTTATTACAATTGTGGCTGCATTAGCTCAATGGGAAAGAGAAAATTTAGGTGAACGTGTACGAATGGGACAATTAGAAAAGGCTCGCCAAGGAGAATATTCAGCAAAGGCCCCATTTGGATTTGATAAAAATGAGCAGAGCAAATTAATTATAAATCCAGAAGAAAGTAAAGTGGTTTTAGACATGGTAAGGAAAATCGAAGAAGGTTACTCTATAAGACAACTTGCCAATCATTTAGACGGCTATATTAAGCCGATACGAGGTTACAAATGGCATATACGTACCATATTGGATATTCTCTCTAATAACGCCATGTATGGAGCTATAAGGTGGTCTAATGAAATAATAGAAAATGCACATCCGGGAATCATTACAAAAGATAGATTTTTGAAAGTTCAACAACTACTATCTAGTCGTCAAAATTTCAAAAAACGTAAAACTACATCGATATTCATTTTTCAAATGAAATTGCTTTGCCCGAATTGCGGTAATCATTTAACTTGCGAAAGAGTAATGTACCACAGAAAAAAAGATAATAAAGATATTGAACACAATCGATATCGATGTCAAGCTTGTGTTTTAAACAAGAAAAAAGCCTTTTCTTCCAGTGAAAAAAAAATAGAGAAAGCCTTTTTGGATTATATTGATGATTATCGTTTTACAACAGTTCCTGAGTTAAAAAAAGAGGACGACGAGAAAGAAATTTTAAAGAAGAAATTATCGAAAGTCGAGAGACAAAGAGAAAAATTTCAAAAAGCATGGTCAAATGATTTGATGACCGATGAAGAATTCGCTGATCGAATGAAAGAAACCAAAAATACACTTGAAGAGATAAAAGAAGAATTATATAAATCAGGATTAAACCAAAACGAAAAGATAGATAGTGACACTGTGAGACGTATAGTCAATGATATTAAGAATAAGTGGTCACTCCTATCTTCACTTGAAAAAAAGCAGTTTATGAATTTATTCGTCAAAAATATTCAACTTAAAAAAATAAATGAAAAAAATATTGTAGTAAACATAACATTTTATTAG